CTGACGGAACGGCGAGGGCTGTGCGCTTGGTTTGGGATGAGAAAAACGTGCGGAGTTATAGCGGTACGGAAGCCGTTACTTACCATGATGCATGTTTCACCCCTCTCCAAGAACCCAGTAAGGTTGCCTTTGATGTTGATATCGACCAATTGCCAACTCTTTTCGATATCAATGTCGTGGTGGTAAAGCGTAAGAGCAATTTGCGACACGTGGACCCTTCCCTGCAAGCCCTGCCAGCAGAACAACCCATCATAGACAGATGGTCGTCAAACGCTAAGATCTGTCGTGAGATGCAAAGTTTTAGCACATATGCTATGGGTGGATCTTATCGTAATGAGATCCCTGTTTCGATAACTTCGAAATGTGCTACTTATGCAGAGGATTGTGGTGCTATTCTTACCACGATGTGGAAAGGCCAGCGACGTGTCATAGGCATGCATGTTGCTTCAGGTTATACAAAGGGTACACACAATTCATGGACTTCCACTGCTACCCTGTTGCCAACTTTGACTGATTTAACCTGTGATTCAAGTTTGCGCATCACTGAAGAAATTGGTGTGTCATACCCTGGGTATCGTAAGCTTGGATTTATTCCCAAAGTTGCAGACAGACCTTACATTTCTGGGAAAACAATGTTTGTCCCAGTACCAGACGACATGCGATATATGCCTACCAATTTAACTGAAACATTTTCAGATGGTAGTCAGAAGGCTGTGCATGTCGAGATTAAACAGCCTGCAATTTTGACAGCAACGGATCCTCGTATTCCAGCAGGTATACAATATGATCCGTTAAAACAAGGTATGGAAAAATTTAAACAACCAATGGACTTACTAGATGAAGCTCTGTGTCATGAAATAGTCATGGATATAGCTGATAGTTGGCATGATTGTTTGGGTGAGCTTGAGGATACCACAGATGCCGTTGCTATCAACGGTGCTGAGGACGAGTTTTTTGACAAGTTCAATATGCAAACATCTGAAGGATATCCTTGGGTTCGCCAGAGGGGTATTGGTGAGAGTGGGAAGATAAGATACTTCGAAGAGGACGAAAATTCCAATTTGAAGCTCAGAGACGACACACCCGTTAAAAAGGCGTATGATGATTTACAAGAAAAGTGTAAGGTAGAAATACCAGAACTTATTTGTATTGAGACGCCTAAAGACGAGTGTCTACCACTCCGGAAGATAACCCAGAAACCCAAAACGCGGTTGTTTTCAATTCTTCCTCTTGAATATAATCTTTTTTTAAGAAAGAAGTTTTTGGCATTTGCTGCTTCTTTGCAACGCAATAGGGACACACTTCCAACACAAGTTGGAGTTGATCCGTATTCGCGTGAGTGGGGACATATTTTTAGTCGTCTCCGCTCGAAAAATGAAGTTGCCATTAATTGTGACTATGCTTCTTTTGATGGGCTGATAACAGCCCAGATTTTGCGTCACATAGGTAACGCGATAAATAAGGCTTACAGTGACAGCCAAGAGTCACAAAAACAACGCCACAATTTG